TCCGGTGCAGTCGCACTCAACCAGCTAGGAACTGTCAAACGATTCATCCCATGAACCGTAAAATAATTCGTGCCGTCCGTAAGATGCCGATATTCTGATTCTGGCCTAATGTCAGGTTTGAAGCCGCCCCATCGATGTTCAAACCGTTTCGAGCAACTGTCAAATTCGTCACATTGAGATTTTCAATCCAAATGAACCAAATATTGTTCGGAGAAGGGTTAGGCAACGTCAGGGTCAAACTCGACCCATTCATAGAAATCAATTTACCACCGTCTCCGAAGACAGCCGTATAGTTTGTCGTCTGAGAATTCACCCCGCCCGAGAAGCCTGAACCCGAGGAGGCTGCTCGAACCGTAAAGAAATTTGACCCATCGGTAAATACCAAACATCCCTGATTCTGAAACAATATCAGAGAACCGCCCCCATCGAGTGTCGCGCCATTAGGAGAAACAGTCAAAGGACCCGTGCCGATGTTCTCAATCGCGATCCACCAACCAGAATCCGTTAGAACGCCCACTATCGGCAATGGGTTAGGAAGTGTTAATGTTGCCGCAGATGAAGAATTAAACGAGAGAAGATTTCCTTCGTCATTCTGAACCGCTGTATAATTTGTTGTCTTAACCTTTACAAACCCTGTTGCAGGTCCGATCAATGCCCATTTAGAAGGGGCCGCAAACGCATCACTAAAAGTCTCTGAGAGACAAACAAAGATCGATCCACGAAATTCAACTACATCATAAGGCTCCCAACCTTGTAAAAAGCCTCCTGGAAACTCAAAAGCCATACCGACATCTGAAGGTGTAGACCAGACGCCGGTACAAGCCATATTAGTAGTACCGCCTACCGCACTTTGACAATAACCAACCGAAGCGGCGCACCCAAAATGACCATCACCAAAAGCCACCCAAGAATTTCCGGTTGTGTCGGAAATAGAAGCTAGGTTGGCATTCGCGTTATTATCTCCGGTGATGCCGACAAAAACAAGAACACTACCAGCTTTAACCGGGTTCGAGAATGTTAAATGATTAGTTGTCTGACTATTGTTTGTTCCTGGAAAAGATGCCTGCACAGACTGATAATAAGGAAGCCAGGTTGCCGTCCCGCTATCTGCACTAGGTCCATAATCAGCGTGCGTAAACGCAAAAGTAAACTGAGTCGCGGTTGCACTAATAATTTGTGCCTGCGTTCCATTAAGAAAATTAGCACCGGCCAAACCACTTACAATGACCTGCGTTCCCGCAATAAAAGAGTTTCCACACAAACAAGTAACAACGTTGCTTACCACCTGAACAGAAGTTATAGAACCAGTCAAAGTAGAGAAATTGTTTCCAGCACCTCTAAACAATAACAGATTGGCTCCCCAGGGGAAGCCTGTTGTCGTCAAGGTCGCCGACAAAGTCCCAGCCGTAGGCAACGCCTTCAAAGCAACCGCTACGGTGGCTCCGCTTGTATAAAGCCTAATCCAAGTACTATCCAGATCGGTCTCACGTTGGCTTATAGCCAAAAACGCAAGATCATTTACAGCTAACGGAGTCAAAGGCCCGACTATCGGAAGCGTCCCACCAGGAGAAACGCTAGTATTCAATATCTGCCCATCGAATGCACCCACACCAGACCCTTGTGAAAGAGGGACAGTTGCGGGATTAAAAACTAAATTCTCTCCGATAATTGTCCAAGACCCTGAGTTTTGGTCAGGTCGTAATCCCACATTTGCTTTAGTCGCCGCATAAGTGCTAAGGTTTTGCACTACAACATCGTTTATGTTATAGGTAATGAATGATTGCCATGACCCTCGAAAGAAAAGATACGGATCAATATCCGGGGTCGAACTTGAAGAGATTGTATTCTTAACAATACTCTGAAACCCAGCATTATTCTGCGGATTAGCCGAAGGCGCAGTCGGCATAAGCGGCATAGACGCTACACGTGGGTTCTTATCCGTAGCCACTAACTGGGAATCATGTTGCAGATTTGGGGCGAGTGTGCCCCTAAAATATAGCGGCAACGATCCAAATGAAGGTGATGGCGCAGCCGCACTCTCATTCGGATTGATAGGCTCGGCCTCTACAGGAGTCCAAGAGGCTGGAACCTCATCCTCGGAGATGATAAAAGGATTTCGCTTCTCTTTTTGTGCCTCGGCCATTACTGTTCAACCACCAAACGTCCGTATATTGTGAGATCGTACAATTCATCGCCATTTGCTGTTGTGCCAAAATCAACTTTCAGTTGAAGATGTCGAGCAACAGCAATCCCACCATTGCCTGAGAAATAATATCGATTTGGACTGTATGTCGCAGCCGCGTTCGCTCCATAAACAGATGGTGGGTCCGCAACTGGTGTCCCAACAAAAGCCGTGAATGATCCTGAAATTTCATTAAGCAAATACGATACCGTTGGACGATAACTGATACCACTAAAATCACACTCAATGAACTTCAACAACGCTCGCTGACCTGGATGAGTAAGCATAATCCCACCCATTACGAAAAAGGCGTCGTATTGAGTCCCATTATCGGTGAAAACTGATAGACTACGCTTTAAAATCGAGTTCCCACCTATTGGCGACCCAACCAATAAAGCCTTCAGTCCCGGAGCATACTCTACACTCTGAACCATTTGAGTTCCGCCTGTGATAGCCGCAAATGGACTCCAAATTGGCTCAGGACCTTGAGGCCCACCCGGAACCTGTCGTGGGTTCACACGATACCACCCAGTTGAGCCATCCGCAACAAAGATACAATTATCAATACCATTCTGATGAACGGCAACATACCCAACGGACGGGCTCCATGTCGTATCCGAAGAACCAGAACTAGGTAAATTCGCGAATTGGTCCCCTAACGGGAAACCAAAATTGGCGATGTTCAAGCTCGGGCTCATGACCATGAACTCCTTATCGGCACTGAAAAAGAAAATTTCCCCCGCATACACATCCAAAAAGTTATAGCTCAACAACCCAATTCCTGGGCTCAATGTTACCGAATAGAACGATGAAGTCTGAGGTCCTCCACCAATTAATTCTACCGAGTCCACAGTGAAAGTTACCAACCCCACAGGAGTTCGCACTAAACGCACAACCTGCGCTAAAAATGGGAGTGTATATGCCGGAGGGAAAGCCTCCGCACCATTACCAACTATCGGTGTATCCAAACCTTTACTGAATGGCACATTCTGGCCCGAAACTCCCCAAATCTTCTGGAAGTTATACGCCATCGGCAAAAATGCCGAAAGTGGTGGATCATTAACATGATTAATAGGCGCCGATATCTGATTGTTTAAACCAGGAAACTGTGACGTTGCGACATCCGGCAAGAAATCCTGAAAGACCCAATCATACTTTACACCACCGATTACATACTTACCAGAACCAGCTTGCGCGGGCACGTTCGTGATCTCCGTCAATTCGAACATATTCGCGAAGCCGCCTCCATCTGCGTCTCGCCAAATCACAATCGTGTCGAATTGAGGATCGCTAGAGTAGTTGCCATAAATCGAGACAACAGCGCCCGCATTAGCCCCCGATAACGTAACTACTGGGGACGCAGTCGTTATGCAATTTGTCTCCGACCCAACCGGCGCTGGCAATGGTCCATTAAATGGCTGACCCGGAGGCGGAGTATTTGTTGGGATTCCACTTGTAGTTATCGAATAAAAATCTGTCAGAGATCGCGCTTTATATGAAATTGCCCACGTATGCGAACTCGACCACACCAATGCATTTTGCTTAAATGGCCCGTTATCATACCAAACAGCCACATTATCCACAGTCTGGTTTGCGCCGACTACAGTGCTTGTATTCCATGTAGGCTGACTCGCTCCACTTAAACCAGATTGAACCACATACTCGATATTTGTATTGGTATCTTGAATATTAACCGATCCGAAAGATGTTTGACTAAATGGGGCACTAAACCCTGCAGTTGGAAGATACCACTGAGTACTTGCAGCCCAAGAAGTGGACTGACCAACATTCACCCATACAACCTGATTGTCCGGTGTTTGGAGGCCGTATGCAGAGCCCAAATTCTTCCACGTCACACCAGTATCGGTTGTGGTTGCGCCTTGCGCAGTTGCCCAAGCTGGATGACCACCATTCGTTGAAGTTCCTGTATTCTGAGCCTGCTGACGATTTGAATTCGTATCAATAATAATTGTGCTTTGGGCGTAAGCGTGATTCGATTGCCAATACCAACCCGCAGCCGCAAACGGATCACTACCCCCAGAAGTTCCGCTCTGGATACAGACCCAGAAACTTCCATTGCTATCAACAACCACACCAAAGCTGTTCGAGTTAGGAGAGGTCCAGGCTGTATAGCTAACCCCAGATTGCCAAGTCTTGTTAAGAGAAATCAATCTCCAGGTTATATCACTGCCATTCGCGTTCGCTGGTTCAGTTGTAGAGAACCCCAAATTTGTAGCCCATGAAATCGATCCAAAAGTAGAGCCGGTTGTGCCGCTAGTAGTATTTTCCTGCAGATAAATCGTAGCAGTAAGCGGTTGGCCCGGCTGCGGCACCGTAAAGGGTTCGATAACACGAACTTGATTCGGAACCGCCACCAAGACTTGACCAGGAATCCAATTCTGGAAAATCTTATTGATCTGGTTAATATTTCCTAGACAATACCACGCCGCAGTCTGAAACGTGAACACATTAGGTGGAATAACTGCTCCCGGAACATTTGTTATGGTACCGGGATCGGAAGCCGAAAAACCTGGACCGCTCGACGCAATGTTTACGTATATACAACCCGATACTTTGCTATAAACGGCTGCTGCGGTTGTGTTGGTACTAAAAAGTTGTGTCTCAGTCTCAATTGGCAAAAACGGTTGCCACTGAACAACTTTTCCAAGATTACGCCATGTAACTGTATTATCGGTTGTGCTTCCGCCTGGATTTTGGTTCCAGTTGGGGCCTCCAGCACTTGTCTTGCCCAAAACCCCTACAGTGCCTACGTTTGTTCCACCAGAGATAGAATGAATCTGTTGAATGTTGTTATTGGCATCTATTATTAGCCCCATTGTCGAAAACAAAGTGCTAACCTGCCATGACCCAGCGGCAGAACCAGAAGATGTTGCGACTGCAGCAGAGGCAATTGAAGGTGCGACTCCACCCCAATTCCAAAGTGAGACATCTACTCCGGTTGCATGAGATGTTAGATTCTGAGTGTTAAGGTTTGTGTTTAGTGGGGTCCACTTAAACGTATCCACACCATCGCCCATATACAAAATACCGGCTACAGCCTGAAAATAAGTTTGCTGCGCTCCAACGCCCTTTCCAAATAAAAGAGTTTTTGAACCATTCTGTTGATCCCAGTACACAGCGCCTGTAGAAAGAGCGGTCGCGGTATGGGTTTCAGCAATCGCATTCACGTTACCTAATGTCAGTGTGGTTGTAGTCGAGGCGCTACAGATAAAGGTTCCGTTATCGCCTGGATTCGTTACGAACCCGGCAACCTGAAACACCAAGCCCGCATAAGCGTTACTTCCACCATTGGGGAAGGTCCCGGTATAAACAGCAGTTGAGCCGGAGGAGTTCGCAACAGAAGTAATAGACAACGATCCCGTAGAACCTGTATCGATGATAACACGAATTGTGCTGTCAGTTAATTGAAAGGGAAACGCCCGCAAAGGCGCTGTTGGGTAGGTTGCGGTCGAGAACGTCACATGTCCAGGACGACGCTGCAACGTCAAGCGATTTGTAAGCTCGACGTTACGGCCCATCCATAACGCATCTGGACGACCGCCATAAAATCTTGCGGTATAGATGTCGGAAGGATCGTGAAGGACGTTTCTTTGAGTATAAAGACCCGTAAAAGCCCGATCAATAAAGATCGGAACATACTTCGGCTGCTTTTGGGGTTGAGCGTTATGCTGCTGTAGGAGGTTCATAACTTATCTATGTTCCTCCTTTAGATGGCGCATTTGACCGCCTAATCGGCAAGCATCTACAGAAGGTTTAATACCCAAATCTTTGAATACCTTACTCATTCGTTGGCAATGCTCTGGTGTATACTTCTTACCCTTCGCAGGATGACCATCGCGCTTCATACGAAGTTTTTGCGATTCGGACATTCTCTCCAATGTTTCGAAAGAGTAGGGATTCTTTTTGCCGCTATTCCATGCCGGAAGACCTAGTTTACCGCCGCCACCTGCTGCAAGATTGTACCCAATTGATCGATCCTGGGTTTGAAATTCAGAAATCAAGAATCGCTCATAATAATCAGCGTCTTCTTTTGAGTGAACAACAACCAATGCTTCAATCTCAAATGCATTCTCACCGTATTTTCGAATGGCGTTGTATAGAAAAGGCTTTCCAGTCTCCCCACTCTTAGCTCGCCAAATGTTTCTATAAAAATATGTCTCTAATTTAGTAAGTATGGTTTGACCTATGTACTTCTTTCCGTTCACTTTGTTCGTGATAACGTAAATGTACACTATATACCCCGCGCCTGGACTGCCTGCTGATCTTTCAGCGTTCCCAATAACTTCTCTCGATCTTGCTGCAGATATTGCTGCGCAAAGATATTCTTCTGGGTGTCGGACAGACCTTCTGACTTATTCAAAAAAGCTGCGACCCCGCGCTGTCTATAAATCTGTGCTCGCGCATCATCGACCGCTGCAAAAGCCTCACCCAAGAAGAGATTGTTATAGATATCACTATATGAATCTGGAATAGGAGACCACGCATCAGATAGAGCAGAGAATTGAGTAGGGAATAACTGATACGTCAAATTGATTACGTAAATTGCTTCTGGTACACCCATGAATCGAATCTTAAAATTTGTTCCGGGGGTAGAAGAAATCAAGGATACGGCTGTCGGACGCTGTTGTGCCGAAGCTTTAGAAAGAGGATGGAAATTATAAACGTCCTTAATCTCCCAAATCCTACCATTAGAATCAGTCAATGATACTTTCTCCAAGAACCCCAGATTTGTGATGGCATATATATAATCTTGATTTCCGACTGTTGTAGATTGAGCTGAATCCTCACTTCTATTAAAAGCCCATGTTAACGGAGCCCCAAGTATAGAGTTCTTAATCATGGACGCAATTGAAACAGCAGGTTCACTTCCCGTCTGAGATGATACAGGTTGCCCGTAGATATACTGAGCCGTCCAATTTAAGGTCGTTTGAAGGGTGTTCGCCAATTTAGTGTACCAGTAAGACAGCAGGAATTGTCATAGCCTCGCTAAACAAAATCTGAGGCGTCGTAAGCGTATTTGAAATCAAACACTGAAACGCGGCCCCGTTCTCTGAAGCCGAAAGCGTTGGGGTGGTATAACTTGCACTCGTAGCCCCCACAATTGTCCAGAAACCATCAATCTCGGCTCCAGGTAATGGATGAAAACCAGATGCTAACGCAATGTCGTGATCTGTTGTTTGCCATTGGTATGCGAGCACTCCCGAGCCCACCACAACAACTGTAAATGTAGCTGTGGCGCCTGGAGAGACAGATTGCCCTAGTGGCTGCTGAATAATCTGAAGAGGAGTTTCCAAACCTGGCATAAAATTTTACCTTGTTGGAGGAAAAGGCCACTGTGGGTTAAGACGTTGAGCTTGTCCTGTGCCCCAGCCCGTGATCCCTCGTCCCGGCACAAAACTATATTCTTCCTGCTCTCGGGCATCCTTAGCACGAAGTTCCATCAACCCCTTCAACCATAATCCCCATTCCTGAGCGAACTGAGCTTTAATCTTAGCTTCAGGAGCATATCGATAACACTGGGCGATAAAACCTTGACGGAAAAAAGGTTCGTACTCATCTGGCAACGGCGCCAACGTCTGTGCCAGAGAGGTAAATCGAACTGGGGCCTGCTGCCCCACAAGAACAAATTGCCATGTCACGCCTGTTTGGGCAGGCGCGGGCACAATTCTAAAACCCCAACCACTTGGGTCCACAACGGTCCATTGGGTTGTAGCACCAGCGCCTGGAGTCGCAACGACCCCGGCTGCTGAAGAAGCAGGAGCAACTGGGGCGGTTGTGCCCTCAGTTCCATATCCTGTGATGACCAAAAAGTTCCCGTTTGCATCCCGAATCTGAGTAATAGGATTCGACGGCATTGAATTCGCTACTGATAACGGATTTATGTAGACTGCACCAGACACGGGATTGTTTCCGAAAGTACTGTTTCCAGAGTTACCTTGTCCCCAGGTTCCATAATATAGCATGTAGTTCGGATACCAATTCACCAAATACATAGGGGCATTAAAATTAGTGTTGAGATACATTGAGCCAGTTTGTTGTGGTAGGGATCGGCCCACCTCAACCTGTTTCCATGGCTTAGGCTCAGCCGTATTTGTAACGTTTACGCAGATACCACGCTCTAACCACGACAAATTCATAATGGATTGACCGACGTTACCTAGAGTAGCGTCGCCGCCTGAAGCCGCAGGCAAATAGATTCCAGCATAATCCTGTTGAAATGAGTTTGTATAAAAAGGAGGAACCTTAAGTTCATTCCACTTCCAAGGAAAAGGAATAGCGCAGATGGCTGAAAAAACATCATTGGCTATTGTAAGGGCTGGTTGTGCGGTGGCTTGAGGGACGTTCAACTGCGGAGCCAGATGTCCGAAAGTTTGTGCGATATCTACAATATCTTGAAGCTTTACTGTGGAGAGGGAGGACGCCATATTCCTTCCTTAAAAGAAATATCTCGATAGAAATTCCCGGCCTATCGAGATCAACCTGCCGGGCCAGTACAATGCTTAAGCGACTACTTCTGTTGTCGGAATGGACTGATCGTTCGTAAAATGTTGACCTTCTGGAGACTTCAAGAAAGCCATCACCTTGCTAACGTCCTTGTCCTTCATCAAATCTAACAACTTTGTGGCAACATCGCGTTCCATGGTTGCGGGAGCGATAGGAGCTTCCGATGCTGTCATTGTATTGGTTGTAGGGAAAGCAGCTACCTCTTCCCAAGACAATTTTGTGTGGTTCGGAAAAATTCTACCGTCTCTAACAAGACTGGTATGCGTATCGCCTGGGTGCCACTTCATTTTGCAAATCTGACACATTCGCATTTCCGAGTGATCGACAAAGACGTGATGGATAATGGCGTAATCGTTTCGACCATCTGCCATTCCTCCCCATTTCTTGCCAGTACCCTTCTTATGCTTACATCGGCTCTGAATCGCCTTCAAATTTGCGTCGAACTCTCTTGCATTCGCACGACGCTGTTTATCGCGTTGCGCAAAAGCAACCTGAGCACTTTTTTCTTTTTCTTCCAAACGAGCTTCGCGCTTTAGAACAAGTTCTAATAAAGCCGAAGTCTCATCTACTTTCTCAGTTGCTTCCGTCTCTTTGGCGGCAACAGTCTGAGCCAACTTTGTAACTGCCTGAAATAACTTCTCCAGGTCCTGCTGAGTAAATTCAGCCATAACTCACCTCACCGTTTTAATGTGTCGGGGCACTTAGGACTTCGGTGTTGAATCCAGCTTCCCATTTCTGAAAAGCCATAGAGTACGCCGATATATTCTACTTACGGGGCTCAAAACTGGTTTTCCGAAAATCTTGTGAGCCTTTTCCTCGGTCAAGATTCTTTCAGTGATCAGTCTTGATACAGCGGATCGCCATCCACGATAATCTAATCCGGCTGGCAAACCATGTCGGTCGAGTTTTAGCACGTCCCACTCGTACATACGTGGAACCTGGAGATAGGTAATGTAGACAAGCTGATCTGATCCAGGTCTAGCTGCCCACAACGCCACCGTCTGTGGCGGGAACCCATTATCGACAAAGAAACACTTAACTTCGTTATTACGGAGGATAGTGATGAAATCAAACATAGAGACAGAATTCACCAATCGACCCTGGGGATTAGACAAAATCTCTTGGTCCTCCATCTTATACTGTTGAACCATTGCGTTTGATTTTTCTTTTTCGAACTGAAACGCTTCCTTAACAAATGCTTTGTAATCTTGCGGCCACTTCAACCAATTTGGGGTACCGCCAGCAAGCATGTGTCGAATACTCGTACGAGTAGTCGTCATGTCATGAATATCCCGAATCGGATTCTCAACGGGAATCGTGAAGTTCTCGTACTCGTGTCCTGCTCTTTCCACTGTCATTGATTAGATTCCTTCCTTACGGATTAGGATTATGTTCGGGGAGGTCGGCAGACCTCCCCAAACGGATTCTTTACTGGATGGCAGGTACGCTGTCAATCCAACGAATACGCTGTGTATTCAAGCCTGTCGCTGGTGGCAATGTCACTGTCTGGTGGAACTTATAGGAGGCCCATCCACCGATTGTACCTGTTGGATCGAACGCGGACTGTGGTGCGTCTGTTACGACGTAGCACTGAACTGTTCGCCAATCTCCCTCGTCAAGATCAGTATCGCCCGGAACTTCGAGCCATACACCAATCAAGGCGTAGTTGCCAAACACGTATGTACGATACGCTGTCTTACCAGTGGACTGGAAATTGGCAGTTGTCGTAACAAACGGTGTCTGACGCAGGATAATGTTTGTGCCTGGGAGTTCGATATCCTGTGTCTGGTCAGAACCAGCAATCTTGTCGAACTTCTCAATCTGTGCGAACTTCAACAAATCAACGATGGAGTCGTTAACTGTTGTCGCGTTGTAAATATCACCTAGCACGTTTGGTGATACTGCTCCCATGAACTTACCCTTCTTGCAAGGAAGCACGTTGTGGCTTACCAACTGCTGCTTCATTTCTCGAAGTGTTGCCAAATCGAGTACGAAAGGAGCCGATAGCAAACCGCTCTGGTTAACGTTAGAGTCAACCGAGTTTGCGGAATCAGCTACCGCGCTATAAAGTTCACTAATGGATTGACCGGCTTGATAGCCCAACTCAACTGCCGAGTTGCCCACCAACTCATCGATAGCCGCCGCAATCGCGAAGGCTGAAAAGTTTGTGTAGTCGTTCCACTCGCCCACCTGAGCAGGAGCGCTCAACTGAGTGATCAATTC